AATAATATACAATTACAGAAATGTTTTGGGCATGATAATTTACTATCATGCCCAATTTATTTCTAGTAATTATTTGTTTCTAATTTGGTCAACTGTTACATGACCTTCAGCTTTTGCTCTATCTTCTTGAAGCTGATGAACACGAGCCGCTTCAGTAGCACGTTCTTCGTGCTCGTGTTTAATTTCTTCAAGTACTGCTTTAGGTATAGTATTCAAGAAGCTATTAATATCTGGATCAGCAAATTTATTAATAAGGTTTGTAATTTGATCATCAGTATATTTAAGCTTCTTAGCAATAGGTTTAATACTTTTACCAGTAGAATAAGCAATAATATATTGAATCATTTCATAATCTGCAATAATAGTTTTAATCTTAACGCCAGGATGATTTACTTGGTCTTCATTGGATTTGATTGCAATAACTACATTATCTGCATCACTCCACTGAACGAACATCGTACCCTCATCAATAATAATACCATTATCACAATATAATCTTAAAGCGATATTTGTTTCTGCCGCTTTTAAAAGATCACGATATTTTTTTACTTGTGTAGCATCCATCTATATGTCTCCTTTTGCAATAATTCTTTACGCATTTAATGAGATTATCATTTGCATTTAATACTGTTATTGCAATGTTGGATTCAGTAAATATTACCACATAGTTGCTAAAATATATAGCATAAGTTCCTTCTTGATCTTTACAATAATTATATAATAACTTATATAACTTCTCAGACTTAGGAATATCTTTTATAGATATCCCTCGTTCTTTAACTTTCTTTAAGAAAGCTTCTTGACTTTTCTGAGATTTACGCAGACCTACCCTTTCTTGTAATCTGTCTGCACAATGAAAACTAATATCATAGTCTACGTTGGGCATATGGGTCTCGTGCACTCATATTCAACTTCTTACTATAAATATAAGATTCAGCAGCATGGATACTTTCAGGGTTAAAGATACCAGAGAGTAAGAAGCTTTTGAATTCTACTAATGCATTAGCTAGGGTAGTATAGATTTGTGCATTAGAAGAATGATATACAAAGAAACGCTGATGTTCACTTGTATAATTATCTGGAGTTAGACCTTGAGCGGATTGTTCTGCACAGATACCATAGAAGTGAATTGCATTTGCTACAAATGTATGATAGTTAGACTTAGCTGTTGCTACAGAAATTAGACTATCAAGTAACTGATTGGATTTGAAGTATTCTTCATAATCAGGTACATTGATATTCGCATTAGATAAGTCACGTAAAATACGTTCAGAAAGATTCTTAATTTCTACATAGAATCTATCGCCATATTTAGATAAGAAGTCTGCACCTTTAGACTTGATTTCGCGATCAAGTGCATTAGGGCGAGCCTTACCATTTTTATGGACGTTAAGATTGTAGTTCTTTTTAGACAACCGAGCTGCTTGATTAGTACTAATCTTAGTCATCTCAGTGAATCGTTCTTCAAAGCCTTTTCTATAATAATGCTCTTCCTTAGTAGAAGGATGAGTTGGCCATCTAGGAACTTGAACTGGTTGATTAGTTTGAGATAAATTAGCTAACCATTTTTCGCAATCTAATTTACCTTGCTCAAAAGCATTAGAAACGCTTGTAATATCATTAGACATCATAACTTTCGTCTCCTTCTTCAATTCTATCAATATCTCTCAAAATAGAATTTTGCATTACTAGATGAATTGCGTTATTGTAATGATCACGTTCTTCATCAGAAATTGTATCGATTTCGATTTGAGATTCAAGATATTCTTGAATATCGAAATCATCTTCAAACCATTTATTTCCATCTTCATCAGTGATGGTGTCTAAATAGTGCATAAATTGAACCAATGTAATAAATCCATCAGGATCGCATGGTTTTGTTGTCCAGGACGAGATTAGAGATTTTTCGAAATCAATGATATCGGCATTCTCAATGATGTATTCCCGTACTGCAGTTTGCCCAATAACAAACTTAAATGTTTTTTCTTGATCATATCCATCTACAAAGAAGATAAATAATGTATAAGGTCTTTCCTCTGGATCAACCTTAATCTTACCTGTTTCATCAGGGAACATCGCTAATTTTAGCGGTTGTTCAAAAATATTTCCGTTGTCGATTGTTTGGTTTATGTTTGTCATAACACAATACCTCCTTAAATAAAAATAATCTTGTAGAGTCATATACCCTACAAGATTATAATATATTATTTAGAGGAATTTTGGTTTAGGTTTTACATAAACAAGATAGTCTGAGAATCTAGTTATACCTGTGTATATAAGATTACTCATTATATCTCTATGCAAAAACTCTTCCATAAAAATACCATGATGATATTGTGAACCTTGAGAAAGATGAGTAGTGATAGCGTAAGCTAATTCAAACTTATCAGCTCTATTGTATGGATTTCTCTTAAGTGCTTCTCGGGCTTCAAATGGCGCACGATAATACTCTAAGTCTATATCCAATTGAGGAAATAAGTTATTACCATCATCTAAGAAATCAATAGTCATTAGTTTCATATTATCCTTTATAGAAGTTATATCAGGGTAATTTCTGACTACACCACGAAGACCATTAACTAAGTTAATACCATTAGATTCAATACTCCAGTTATTCTTTCTACAGATTAATGGTTCATTAAAAGTAGGATATTGAGTCTTAATCTTCAAAATATCTTCTCTAATATACTTATTGATTATTTCTCTAGTCTTATTCTTACAGCATAGAATGATATCAGATTGAAGAGATAACTTATCAGTTAACTCATCTTCTGGTATTACTACTGCATTATTATAGAATCCATATTGGATTGGTAAACCTTTAATAGCTCTATCTGCAAGATAAACGATTCCAGATTCTTCTGCTTGACGCATTATCTGAGTAAGTCTATGAACTTTACCAGATACTAAATATCCAGGATCGTCTCCTACAGGTGGTAATTGATTTAAATCGCCGCATGCTATAATTTTTATACCAAAAGATTCTATATCTTTAACCATACTTCTTGGAGTCATTGATGCTTCATCAATGATGATTAGTTTCTTATCTGGAATGTATTCCCTTTTAACCCATTTCAATCTAGTCTTAGGTTTATTGAAATAATCATCCATTACAGGCTTTCCACTATCATCATATAGGATGCCTTCGACTGGTTCATAAATAGAAGAATGAATTGTTTTAGCATTAGTCATTCCTCTATTACGCATAACAATCGCCGCAGTACCAGTATAACTCATAGGCATTATATTTTCTAATGGAATATTAAGACGTCGTACTATTTCATTTAGTACGACTGTTTTTCCTGTACCAGCAGCACCAGTATATTGGAATACTAACTCCGAAGAGTTATTAAACCAATCTACTGCCGCATCAACTACTGCTTGCTGACCAGGATTTAATTTGAATCTCATTTCTTAGCACGCCCTTTACGTTTAGGCATTTCTACTGGAGGTGGATAGTCTAAATATGAATAATCAATATTTGCTACCCCAAATAATAAGAAATCGATGATCTCCATATATTGAAGAGATGGATTATAATATTCACGAGTACTATAAGAAGTACCATCAGACAATAAAGCAGTTAATCTGCTTTTAGAATTCATTGTCTTACCAAATACTTTATAGTAACTTGCTAAATATACACTATCTTTAAAGTTATCAATGAATACATCAAAGATAAACTTCATGACATTCTTGTTATATAATGGATCAAACATAATCCAGTCATTGAATAGGCTATTATAGCAATCTAATGGGAATCTTAGAAATTTGCCTTTATAGTCTAATACTATAAGATCTCCATTATCATCTTCTAAACACATATTTCCAGTGTGAAGATCTTTCTGGAGACCGACTTTACTACAAAGGGATAATACGAAACCATTTACGTACTCATCCCAATTACAAATCATTGCAGGTTGTAGCATATTCATATATTCTCCTTACCCAAAAACATTAAAGTACTATACTTTTATATTTTCGAGGTGACTTAATATGGATGATAAGTATAATTCCGATTCAGGATTAGGTTTCACTGAAGTCGGCATTCTAACTTCTGTATGTAATAAATATGAGCCAGGATATCAGACGTTTTATGTGCAAGCACTTAATCCGATGAATATGAAATCTCCTATTAAGACTACATCTAAAGTTAGAAATCCAAATATCATAAATAAAAACAAACTTACAACTGGCAGTGTACAAACAGGATCTAATATCCTAATTGAAATGCCAAAAGAAGTTGTTAGAAATTTTCCAACGAAATACATTCCTCCTGGAACTAGATTTACTATATCTTTCCTTGGTGGAGACATTAATAAACCTGTAGTTGTAGGGAGAGATTACGATGGCTATAATGAAAACAATAAATAGCATTCAGCAATTTATTAGTAATAAACCAACCATTGGGACTGATTATCAGAATATGTCTCTCATAGAAGAACGAGGAAATATTCAATTCCCAGTGGTTAATCTTATAACTGATGACTATTTTGATGAATTCAAAAAAGCTTCAGTTAGAGTAGAACTAACTGAAGATGAAATATTGAAGTATAAATATAGACCTAAGCTATTATCTTATGATATATATGATAATGCTGAACTATATTATATCATACTTCGATTAAATGACTTATATAACGTAAAGGATTTCAATCTTGGTAAAAAATATCTATATCTTATTCCAAAGGCTAAGCTTAAGGAATATCTATCAGATGTTTATACTCAAGAGAATACCAATGCAAAAACTTTTAACGATAATCATAAAATTAAGCATTAAAATTAGGTCTAAGCTATTCAGTGGCTTAGACCTTTCTACCACTTAAATTCAAATGTATCATTAATGAAAGCTTTTGTATATAATTCATCATTTTCGAAAGCTTCTTGAGCTACTACACGTGGAGCCCCATCTTCTAATTGATTAGTTTTGTAGCTACGAATAGTATTCATTCCGTCTTTACTATTTTCTGGGTCAAACCCATTAATAACGTAAAGATAATCTTGTTGATCTGGAGTCATTTCCCCATACATAAAACCATTACCGATAACTATATCCTTAACATCATTACGAGTTATGATTTTCTTACCATTGAGCTTCATATACTTATTGACTTCAGATGCAAACTCATTACTTACATTATAATTTTTAGCTATATCTTCTACTTTATCATTTGGTTTGGTTACATTAACAGATTCCGATAATTGACCCCAACCACCACTATTAGTAGAAGTTTTAAGCTCATTAAGAGATGTTTTAAATAATGGCTCAGCTAGCTTAGTATCTTGCAATAACTCTAAAGGTCTTTCTTTAGAATAAGGTTGATAGAACCAAGGTGCTGATTGATTTTTAAAACGCTTCTTAGCATTAGATACACCAAGATATCTATTGCCGTCAGCTCCAGTTTCTGGAACTATAATAAATGCTGAGTCAGCATTTTCTGTAATCAATGTAGATTCACCGATATTAGAACGACCAATCTTTCTTACAAGATCTGATTCATTTTTATATCGACCTTCATCAATTATCTTAGCCGCATCCCGGTTCATTTGAGATGCAGTTATAACTGGGATATGTTTAGCTATTGCAAATTCTTTGAATTCATCAACAACTGCACCAAGTGCTACACGCATATCGCCATTCATTAACTTAAAGTCTCGAGGCCTAATACGTTTAATATAATCTTGTACTAAACAAATAACCTCTTTGCCTTCGGATTGGAGCTGTTCATATAAAGTATACAGATAATCAGTATCTACAGAATTACTTGGAGCATATCTAAATGCAATATCTATAGGACTATCATTTGTAACTTTCAAACCATGCTCTCTAAGTAATCTCATAATTTCTTTTTCACTACCAAATGAACTAATATCTTCATCAGATACTAGAATGCTGAATGCACGTTCTAGAGTTTCTGTCAAAGTATTTTCCATTGTTAAGAAAAGAATACATGGACGTTTTGTAGGATCTTTTGTTATTACATCTTTATTATTAGCTTTAAGTTGTAAGGTTAAATTTAGCAAAGTACTAGATTTACCTTCGCCTGGCAAGCCTAAATAAATATAACAACGATCACTTTCATAACCACCATTAAGAGATCTATTAAATGCTTCCATACCACATTTAAGTTTCGTAGAGCCATTTACACTACGATTATATAAATGAGTAATAGCAGCTTCATATTCTTCTTCGTCAGAAATTGATAAAGATTCAGAAACTCCACTAATACTAGCAGTTTCTTTGATCTTCCTGTTCACTTCTACAATCTGACGTTGAACTTTGTCAATAATTTTTACACGTTGAGCTTCATCTGCCATTGCAAAGTCTGCATAATCGGCATATACATTTGACATCATGGATTGAGTGTAAAAACTATTTCTATTTACATTGATATTACTTTCGATATACCCAATTTCATTAACACTTAGAGCATCATCGAGTTTAGACATTGGGAACAAGTTCTCAGTATCTACACCATCAGTTGCAGCTTGAAGTAAGATATCTCTATTTTCATATCCTTTGAGTCGAGCCTCGACTAATTGAGAAAGAAACTTAAATGTATTTTTTTCTCTAGTCTGCTCAACACTGTAGTTTTTATTCGGATCTACCATTGATAGTAGATCTCGTAAGTCAGTTAATACAGATCTATTTGATACATGGATAGTTCTCATTATATACGTAGCATATAATACTAACGAAGATAATGGTAAATTGAATCCACTACCAATATCACTCTTGGCCATTTAAGCCCCTCACTTCATCACCATAACAAATTATTCTTTTAAAAGATCGATTAATTCTTGTGGAGTAATATAAGTATAACCTTTATTGTCATTTATATATCTACTTAGAATATCAAACTCAGTTAAGCTCTTGTCTGTAATATAATCATATTCTTTACATTGTTCAAGTACTTCTTGAGATTGACGTCTGATGATATCATTCTTGTAATCACATTTGATAGCTATATTAGGATTATTCCGATAGAATGATTTTAAAATATTTATATTCTCATGCTCAAGTGTAAATTCCATACGGATATTATCTACACCTTCAGCTTGCCGTTGCCTTATAAACTCAATAATCTTTTGAGGATCATCTTTAATCATCTCATCAAAATTTATTGTATCGTATTTATAAGAATTGATTTCTTCAAAGTGAATATAATAATTTCTAGTAGTTATATTATGGAGCAAAATCAAATAACCTTTAGGTTGCTCTTCCCCATAACACCATCTATATGGAGACCCACAATAGTAAAAATCTTTTTCATAGCATCCAGATACATGCACATGCCCAGATATAATTGGTCCCATAGAATACTTAAAGTTTTCCATACCAAATACTGGACTTGGAGAATCTAGATCCATTTTATCTTTTCCATATATTGCACCTCTAATTGTACCATGCATGCATACTGCATCATATACATTTGTATACAATATATTCTCGTAAAACTCCTTTCCTAATCCTGCAATTTCAGGTATACATAGGATTCGTTTTCCTTTTACAT